GCCACGGTTCACATAGGGCTGGAGAGGTGGGATGAAACACATGGCGATGATGGCTATGAACAGGATGGTCCAAGCCTCATCCTTCCAGCTATCCTTGGAAGCCTCGGCCATAATCTTTTCCCAGCCAGCCTCATGCGTAGCAGCAACGCGCATGACCTCGGCCTCTGCCTCGGCCTTGGCAATCTTGACCTGAGACTTGGCGGCTTTCTCAGCGGCCTTGCCCTTGAGCCAACCACCGGCCAGTTCTCCAAAAATGGGAATGAGAGCCTGAATCATTTCTCACTCCCTAGCCAAACAGCGAAAGCCCCAGTCATTGCGCCAGTGACGGTAGCCGTCAGCGCGGTGGCCTGTGAAGTCATTGCCTCCGGCGGCAAGGAAATGAACCATTCAATCACACGAATATACATGAAGGTCATGGTAAACATCATGAAGCGTGGCAGTATCTTCCACGCCAAGAAGCGTTCCATCGTTACTTCCATCACAGTCTCCCCTGGTGGTGCAGGATTAGGGCAACCAATGACCCTAATATTGCAAGGCAACAGAGGATGAACATCGTGATGATGCCACCCTCTACAATCTTCTTGCGCCTTCGTGCGGCAGCTATCTCCGCCTCGCGCCTGGCCACCCTCGCCTTGGCCTGAAACTTTTGCCAGTCGTTCGAGAGGCCGGGCCGACCAGCGTAAATCATAATGGTTTTGAGTTCGTCTTCCTGCTGCTTGAGCTTTTCCAGAGCCATAAACTCCTCAAGGTCAGAGCCGCCACCCTTCTTCTGCGCCTTGGCTTGCAGCTTTTCTTTGGCACCCACAAACTCTGCGACGGCGTTACCGGCAGCGGCTATCTCCTTGCCGTTCTGGACAGCTTGCTTGATGACGGCAAAGGCGGCATTGGCGGCGGCGAGTTCAGCAAGCATCAGTAAATCCTTGTGGTGTCACGCCTCACCTGGACGGGTAGGCAGTAGGCGGTAATCTTTCCTCCTTGCTTGTGCAGCCGTTGTGCGAAATACACACAATCATCCACACTTCGAAAGTGCATGTCCTTGCTTTTAACCTGCCCGTCCAGGAAGACGTACAGCAGAAACACATGCACCAGTTCCATCAGACAATGCCGAAAGCCTCCACCAACACGGCAACGGCAATCGCCACAAGCACAGCCTCCATTCGCCACATGCGCTTGTCTAGTCCATCCAGCTTGCTGTGGACAAGCTGTCGGAACATTGCGCATTCCTTCTCATGCGCCTCAAGCTGTGCCTGTGTGTCCATCAGTCGGCGTCCGCAATGGTCAGCGTACCGGCTGCGACCTGACGCAAAATCTCAGCATAGTGACGGTTGTCCGGGTCCATTGGTACGGCGTATTGTTTTCCGTCAACAACAATAGTCACACTGTCGTTTTCACCATCTACGTTTTGAACGTATTTTGCAGATGTAATATTCATTTCTACAACTCCGCATCTAACTGAATATGACCACCACTGGTCTTTATGAAAAATGATTTGGACGTTCCAAGACCGCTGAAATTACTCAAGCCAATTTTTTCTGCTCGTGCTGTGGCATTGTTGATGGCAATCGCCCCTGAAGACTGTGTATATACTGTGACATTTGGGTCTTCAACATCAACCGGCGCACTAACACTCCCTGTAGCTGTGGCCCTCATAGGCAGACGAGTAAATGATGTTTCTATAGTAGTAGAACTAGATGGCTCACAGGAACCGCCGTGAATTTCTTGATAATATCTTTGACAGCGCATAAATTCATCATGGAACGACCGATGCTCAAACGGCGTGGCCTGTTCGCCGACTTCAAGCTGGACGCCGGTGATGTACCAAGTGGCGTTTGCCGTGCCAATAAGTTGAACTGCGCCAGTAGCGGTGCGATACTCATCAGCACCCCAAGCATCTGCGGTTCCTGATTCATCGGCTCCCGCACCCAACCCCCAATAAAGACGAATACCAACGCCAGTTGATGTAAGCCATGTACCGGATGTATCGCCATCAATAGTAATAGACTTATGTTCCCAAGTATCCGCAGAACTGATTGTATAGGTGTATGGATAGGAACGATTTGTAGCACTGTTACTGATAGCACCACCATGTGTACCAGTCACACTTGAACGCACCCAAAATGAAAGCGTCACATCTTTTGCAGCACTTGTACCCCAAGCAAGCTGTGGGATGTTTGAGCCTTCAATACGCTGGTCTATGACATAATATTCAGTTGAACCAATAGATGAATCAGCGGTGGTTACTTCAACTTTTAGGCTGTTCTTAAACCCATCTGGCGTAGTTGTACTTTGTGTGATGTCAAATATTCCGCCGCTAGAACCTATACCCTGAAAACGGTCTACAGCACTATATGACTGATTGTTGTTGATTGTTGTTGTGCCGCCCCGCTGCGCCACCTGCATCGCACCGTTGATGATGAGGTTCCTGCCTGTCAGGCCACCGGCATCAGCCGAACCGGCCAAGTCTGCGAAATCTCTAGCTCTGCTCATGCCGCTATCCCCTACACGCTCTGGCTGTCTACGAATGTCTCGTAGGCTGTCTTGACGTCTGCCGTCCACACGGCTTGACAGACGCTCTGGATTTCCTGCGGCTCACCGCTGATGTCGGTGTCGCCCCAAGTATCGCCTGTCTTGGTGCGGCATTGCAAAACGTGCCGGTGATAGGTACGGCTAATCTCAACGCCGTCATCCTTGACGATGGTTGGCTTGCGAACCTGCACGGCCTTGTATGGGCCACGCACTTCGCAGTCGTATTCAAATTCTTTGGTTAGGCTCATTGTCTTTCCTTCTGTTTACCGTCGCTGTGCTGCGACCTGTCCGACCCCTACCGGCTGGCGGGGTTAAGTTACATATGTAAAGTTGAGTGTACCCTGAAAATCGCTTTGAATATCTCCGCCCTGAATACTTGCTGCACCGCCACTGTGAGTAGTGTATTGAAAACGTGCTTGCGTTGCGTTGGCTATCATAGTTACAAATCCGCCGCCGAAGCCTGTAACACCGCTTAATTCTCTAAACATAGCGGGATAATGCTGGCTGTTGTTGCGGTCACTAGTGCTTGCAGCAGATGCAAAAGGAAAGCCGGTTATGTATACATCTCCAGTAGGAGAGGACAGACCAAGAGCTTCAAAACGTAGCTGAATAGTCACAAGTCTTCCGATTTTCGTGTAAAAACCTTTTTGATATTCTGACCTAGCAGTGATTGAGCCGCTGGTAACACCGAATCCATATGTAAACTCGCCCTCCTCATAGTCATCCAGATGATTAGCCGAACCGGTGCCGCCTATGTATGCACCGCCGGAGAGGTAGAGGTTTTTCCAACGATTGCTTGCATCACCTAAATCAGTGGCACCATCTCTAGCACCGCCTGTAGAAGCGTTAATTGTCCTAAAGGTGTTCGCCCCATCATCTATAGTTACACCTGATGGGCTATCTGCAAAAACAATACGGTCACCATGCGTCCCAATAGTCCCCACAGTGGTGCCGTCTTTGTAGAACTTAACAAGGTCGCCATCCGCAGTATTCCTGCGAATAAAAACAGGTGTATCACTTGTTCTAGTGAACGTAGCGGATTGACCAGATGCACCTATCTTGTGGCCTTCTGTTGCAATATCTGTAGTCGTCTTGCCTACCAGCAAGTTGCCGCTGGCATCTAGCGTCATCGCTTCCGATGAACCAGAGGCAGGGCTGTCAATTACAAACGATTGTCTGCCGTTCCCATCTTGCAAAACAAGACCGCCAGAGCCGTCTCCAGAGATGCGACCACCTGTGCCATCACCATTGACATAGATTATTCCAGTAGACCCGATGCGCATTGCTTCGGAGCCGTCCACACTAAACTTCATCAAAGATGAACCAGCCGCATTTGTGTGGTCAGCACGAAACTCCATCTGACCAGAACTGTTGATAATCTCGTTTGTCCAAGTGCCGTTGCTGAAGTCAATAGATGCGTTGGCTGAGTTTAATGATACTAGGCGAGATGGCGAAGTCGTCCCGATGCCCACGCGATTATTCGTGCTGTCAACGTGCAGTGTGCTAGTGTCAACCGTCAGGTCGCCGGTAATCGCCACATTCGCAGAGAACGTACCACCAGCAGACGCAGATACCATGTCAGCCGTGGTGAATGACTTGAAGGCATAGATGTTCACAAGGTCATTGGCAGCAGCACCAGAAGCCAGCACAACGCTTGTGCCGTTGGTAGCTGTAAAGTCGGATGGGTCGAGAACAATACCGTTCATCACCACCTGAAGATTGTCTGCCGTGTAGGACAGCGTGGCGCTGTTGTCGTCAGAGCCAGAAAATGTGGTCTGCCCTGCTGTCGCCGTGTATTCGTACAGGATGAGGCTGACGCCACCGGCAGATGTTGCTGCAATCCAGTTGGCACCGTCATACACCCGCATCTCGTTGGCGGTGCTGTTAAAATACAAGTCGCCTTGGGTCAGCGGGTCGCCGTCATTGTCAACCGTTGGGTCGGCGGTCTTGCTGCCGAGATATGTGTCATCAAAGTTGTCAAACGCAGACGCAGCAGATGCGGCACTAGCTGCCGCAGCAGTCTGTGATGCAGCCGCAGCCGTGGCAGATGTCGCGGCATTGGTGGCTGATGTCGCCGCATTTGTCTCGCTTGTGCTGGCGTTGCTCTCGCTGGTTGCAGCATTGGTGGCGCTTGTAGCGGCCTCTGACGCCTTTGTGGTGGCCGTTGTGGCAGACGTTGCAGCATTGGTCTCGCTGGTGCCAGCATTGGTCTCGCTCGTGGCAGCGTTTGTCGCGCTGGTGCTGGCTTCGCTGGCCTTTGTCGTCGCTGTGGTTGCGCTGGAAGCGGCCGATGTTGCTGACGTTGCAGCCGCTGTGGCGCTAGTTGCGGCGGCAGATGCGCTATTCGAGGCATTTGTCTCAGATGTTGAGGCGTTGGTCTCGCTTGTCGAGGCGTTGGATTCGCTTGTCGAAGCGTTAGACTCGGATGTGGCCGCAGCCGATGCGCTGTTAGCCGCTGCTGTGGCACTGGTAGCCGCTGCGGTGGCGCTTGTCGATGCGTTGGTCGCGCTTGTAGCGGCAGACACAGCGTCAACCAGGAGCTCGAAATGGTCGGTGTCAGTCAGCAGGTCACCGGCTACCGAGTCAGCTACACAAATATAGACGTTGTTAAGCTCTGCCGCCGTGGTGGACTTGATGATGTCACGCTCGGCATAGGCAGATGTCGTGGTCGTGGCGTCTGTGCCTTGGAACGTGCCAATCTCTTGCGTAACCGCAAGCTCACCGCTGCTGTCGAAGGCAAAGATTTTGTTTGCCCGTGTGGTAGCACCAACCGTGAACTCGGTTGATGTCATGGTGTTGGTGCGCGACAACTTGATGGAACGGTCAACCTCTTCCTGGGTGTCCTGCGCCATCAGTGTCAGCTTGTCCAGCGCGTCCTCGTGGGTAACGGCTGGGAAGGGGTCGTTTGGAGTGTAATCAGTGGTCTGTGTCAGCGGGACGTTACGCAGCAGGACAACGGTCTCAGTTGCAGCCGGGGCCGAAACAAACGTAATAGTGCCGCCACCAGCGTTGCCAACGCCCGACACACTGTAATGCGTCGTCTTGGTCTGCACTGTTTCAGCGCCAGTCGCATTGGTACGCAGGATGACTTGGATGTCATCGTCGTCCAAGATTTTGAAAGTATAGCTAAAAGCAACGGTAGAGGCGTCGCCGGAATAACTATTCTTCGTGTTGGTGCTGCTGATTGTCATGCGTCACTCCTTCGGTCCTTTATACCGTATTACCTGACTGCTTGGCTAGGCGGGAAGTAGAAGTCTTGCCCCGTGTCCTTGGCCATGCGGCGCTCCATGCGTTTCAGGTATCCTGGGTTGGCGAACTCCTGTAGCTCGTATATGAACAGGTAATCCATGGCCATCTTTGTATAGAAAAGATTTATGAAAGGGGTGTTTCTGACTGCAAGGCTTACAGCCGCAGCAGATGCGTCGTCACCGTCCCTAAACTTTGCATACAATTTGAGGATGTCCTCTGCTGTGCCTAGAGTCGGCCCTGCAAATGTCTGCAATGGAGACTGTCCATAACGGTTAAACTCTCCAAACAGGAAGTCGCCATAAATACCAGCGCCGCCGCCTTGCACAAACGCCCGCGTCAATGTCTGTGTGTTCAGGGTGTAATCCTCGCCAAATACCTCCTGCGGCTCTTTGCCCTTCAACACGTCTTTCATGGCATTGGCAAGGTAACCCATCATGGTGGTGCCAACCATCATCTTCGCAACGCCTACCATACCGCCGTTTGCAAGCTGCCTAGACATGCCTTTGGTAATATAAGTGATGGGGAAGCCTTTAAGCTGCATGACTAGCCGTATTGCCTCGCCGCCAACTGTGCCGCGAGGCAAGCCTTGGTTCATGATGGCTCTTTCACGCGCTCCCGGCGTTGGAATGGCTGTGTCTGCGCTGTCAGTCAAATAGGCTGAGAACTTAGTGCGCAGGTCATCTTTGAACTCTTGGCGCATCTTGTCTGTGATGTCTAGAACGCCCGTCTTGTCCCTGATGATGGGGTCAATAACGTTATCTGCAAGCTCTTCCATTTGGTTCGGCACGACATAGCGGCGTCCGTCTACCGCCTTCATGTCTAGGCTACGCAGGGCGCTCCACTCTGCTTCACCAATCCCGTACAGACGTAGAAGTCTCTGTGTTTCACTCGGCACTTTGTCAAAGCTACGCTTGGCGTAGTTGGCAAGGTCAGCGGACAACATACGGGCAATGCCGGTCTTCTGTGCGTTGTTCCACCAGGCCATGCCATTTAGTTTGAAAAACATCTGATGGGCCTTGGCAATAGCACCAGGGCCGCTGTCGTTTGCGCCAAACCGCGCATGAACGTCGCCAAGCATGTTTTCGACGCCAACGCTCAGCAAGTAGGCAAGCTCCTTCTGCTCCTTGTTGTTGAACAGCCGGAAGGTGTCACGCAGGGCCACAGCGTATGAGCCGAATATGCCGCGCTCTGTGTTGGCATTAATAAATGCGGCCTTTGTGCCAAGGTCAGAAACCGACGAAATTGTGGCAAACCCCAGCTTCGCCATGTTCTGAATCATCCGCACACCCGCAGCGATTCCTGCAAAGTCTGTATTAAGACCCCAAACTGGTTGGCCAGCCCCTCTGGCCCGCATCGTACCATCAAGTTCGCCAAACTGATTGTTAAGAACTCTGGTGCTAATCCTGCCAAACGCCTTTGGGTCGCCTTTTGCCTCTTGCTGCATTTCGCGCACGACAAGCTCAAACATCTTGCGCGGGTTTGTGCCGAAAGTCTCAAGAAGGCCAATGGCTTGTGCATCGTGTGTGATGCTGTTAAGCACAGCCTCCGACAGGCTCATGCGGCTGTATTTGTTGGCATAGGCGAAAGCAGACTTGCCGTCCCTAAAGTGAATAATCCTCTCGCTGCTCAGCTTTTTGGCTAGGTTTCGGGGGCCGCGAAACTCTGAAATCTCATCTATAACGCCGTCATCACCGTACAGCGCGTCAGTCTTCTGATGATTGCCAGTAACAAGGTTGTCATAGATGTTGCCAAGGAACTTGTCTTCGCCCATCTCAGGCGGCTTGTTCTTGTATGTCTTCTCTGTGTCAATGAGTTGCTTTACCTCATCAATCCAGCGCTGCTTGTCCGCAGCCGTGCCTTTTCCTCTAATAAGAATCGGGTCATGGGACTGCCGCACAACGTAGTTTTCCAACTCACCGATGTTGGCTCCGTTGCGATTCTTGCGGTCCAGCAGCTTCTTTTGCACCTTGCGGATGCTTTCAGCAATCTGTCGTGCCTCCTTGCTGCCACTGCTACCAAGCCCGTCGAAAAGCTCTCTGTAAATCTCGGCGTCAAGCTCGTTGCTCTTGAATATGTTAATCAAATCAGCACGTTGCAGGTCAGCAGCCAAAAGGCCAACGTGGTCTGCCATGATGGCTTGCTGCTTCGCGTCAACGCTGAACAGCCCGCGCCGCGCATCACCTACCATAAGTGCAGACAACGCCTTTGCTGGGTTGGCTGGGTCAGCCCTGACTGCCGTCATGATGTTTCCGTAAGCACGGGCGTTGAGCAGTTGGTTGCGCTTTTGCAGGGCAGCAGCAATCTTGGCCTGTTTGGTGATTTCAGCAGCTTCTTCGTACAGGTCTTTCAGCGTTTCGTCGCCAATCACACCGCCACGCTTTTCAATGCGCTGCTGCATGATGTTCAGGATGTCCTGCAACTCTTCTTTAAGAAGCGGAAAGTCAAACTTCTTGCTGACCGCTTGGAGGTTTGCCATACAAATTTCGGTCATCGCGGGTAATTCCTGTTCATACACTCAGCGGCAAGCCGCGTGACTTCCTCGAAGTTCTCAGACTTGGACTTAAGGTCGTCAGCAGCCTCAATCTCACGCTGAAACATTGCAGGTATGCCGTCTGGGGAGTTTTCCAAGTCCCGCATAATTAACTCGTTTTCGGCTTCAAGCTCGTTCAGCGCCATATCCTCAATGCTCTGGCCCGCTTGGTCCATCTCATCAAGAATGTCTTTTTGGTCAATCATGTCCCCAAGGTTGTAGTCAACAGAACGAGCCTCATCCCTTCTGTCGTAATACTCCTGTTCTGACAGGTCGCCTTGGCGGCTGGCTGTGTTGAAGTTCACGACCTCTTGCCTGTCAACAGCTTCCGCCATCGCCCGCAAAAAGGTTTCGTCGTCCATGCCGGTTGGGTCGATTCTGTATTCATCAGCCAGCGCGGCAAGCTCAACAGCCTTGTCGTACTCTGCCACCTCGTTAACATCAAAGCGTGAATATACAGACTGGCTGTGCAGGTCTTCTCTGATTAACTCAAGAAAGTCAGCAACGCTAAGCTCATCCGCTTGGCCGTCAAGAGACTCGGCTACATAGCCCTCTTCCCTTGCGCGGGTCAGAAGCTCATCAAGGGTCCTTCCGTCCTTTCTGGCAACGCGGATGTAATTCTTGTCAAAGATGTCCTTAACATCACCGATGTTTGCGTCTGTTGTTGAAATCCCGCCTTCGTTTCTAATAAAGGCTATTAGGGAGTTAGGCTTTTTCTTGCGCAATATTGGGGGTCGAGAATTTCGAGGTCCTTTAACAGGGTATTGAGGGACCTCCTCAACGCCAGGGGCCGGGTCTTCAATGACAGTCTCTGTCTTGATGTTGCCCTCTTCATCAAAGGTGCGCTCAACGGCCCGTACTGTTGGGTCATACTCCTTTACAGCCCGCGCCCTCCTAATCACATCATCTGCCGCAAGGTTGACTGTAGTCGTGTGCAGGTTGCCAGCACTGATTTCCTGGCCCTCTACAGCTTGGGCCACCGCTGTTGTCAGGGCGGTGTCTTTTACGTCTTGCCGAGAAGCATTGATGCGGTCAGAAATCTTGCCAAAGCCAACATGCAGGCCGCCGCCCATGATGCCGCCGAATGTAACATTCAGGAAGCTGTCCATAAGGCCATAGTCGCGGTCTTGTTCAAGCACAGCCTGGCCCGCAACGATAGGCTCAAGCAAGGCTGCGCCAGCGACACCATCAACGGCACCAGCCACAAACCTGCCGCCATTCTTCCCATAACGTGCCGCAAACGTAGCTGCCCTTGCCGTGCTTACGACAGGGACAAACGCAGAAGCAACGCTGAGAGGGTCCAGTAGGCTACCGGCAAGTGCAGTGCCAAACTGCATTGCACCCAAAGTATAGCCGCCCTTTGACCGTGATAGCGTCAGGTTGAAAGCATCGCGTTTGTCTTGGCGCTCAGCCAGCAATTTGGCCAAGCCCTCCTTGATGCCTTCCGGCCCTACGTCTATACCTTCTCTGAAATACGGGCTGTCCGCATATTCATCCGGCGTCATAATCCGGCCACGCTGCCCCTCACCCAGCTTTTGCTCAAAGAACCTGTCGGCGGCGTTCAGGGGGTTGTAATAGAATGTCTCATCCAGCGTTGCCCCCAGAACATCAAGCGTACCCACTTTGGCAACATCAAAGTAGTTTCGCCCTATGTTCGGGTCATATCCCTGCTCTGGAATGTAGACCTCAACCACTAGAAGATTCTCCTAGCCAGCGCTGCGCGTCTCTGAGCCTTAGCTTGCGCAGTAGCGCTTGCGCCTGGGAACAACTCACCAAGAACAGAGTCAGACTCTTGAATCTCCGCCACGCTGCCCATAAGGCTATTGAACGGAACAACAATAAACTCTTCCTGAGCTTCTGGGGGTATTTGCGGGTCACGCTTCCTGCGGACCATGTTGCCGGTCTGGTCAACGAGATAAACACCGCTGTTGTCGGTGGTCGTTACCCAGCGCCCCTTGCCAATAAGGTCAGTTATATATTCTTCATCGGTAATCGCGCTCTGGATACCAACCTTGCTGGGAATGTCGATGATTGATGTCAGATAGTCTCGGTTAGACTCACTGATGGAGTTTTGCAAAATAGTGCCGATAGGCTCAGCCACAGCCTCCAAGCCCTTCTTGAGCCTTATCTGCTTATTGTTCACAGTCGTGAAGGCATACTGACTGCCAATGACTGCCTCTGCCGCCTTCTTCGCTGCATCTTCGGGGCTAATATTGGATATGGACTGGTAATACATAGCTGTGTTTTGGATGATGTCAGCCATCGCAAACACATGCGCAGCGCGTTTGTCTGTTGCCGTGCGCGACAGCACATCGTCAAACCCGCCGCCAATAACGCTGTTTGAGTATTCTTCAAGCTCGGCGCGGACGGCAGTAGTGGTGCTGTCCCGCTGGTCTTTTGTCAGCCTTTGCTTGAAGCTCTCAATGGATGTAGGCGCATTTGCTGCGTCTACGTCAAACATATACGCATTGTCTGGATTAGCTATGATGAGGTTGTCAACAACGCTGATAACGCCTTGGTTCATCAGGTTGCGCAACACCATTGTTTCATTGCCAGCACCAAACTTCTGTATGAACTCATTGCCTATGCGCGACTTCTCGGCGTAGTTCTCGGCAAAGCCATATTCTTCTTTGAAGGATTTGATTTCTGCTGCTGAGGCTAGGCGAATATTGACCTCTGGAACACCCATCTGCCGTTGCAGATTAATCCTGTCTGAAACGCTAAGCGGCCCCTTCTCACTCTCCATGTAGCCAACCGGGTCAACAGACATGGCATTGTCCCTGGCTGTCCTCATGTCTGTCAGGGCTTTGAGTGTGGCTTGCTCCTCTGCCGCCTGTTCGACAGGAGCATCACGGACTGCTGCCGTTTGTGCCACAATCGCGGCAGATATCTCTTTGTCAGTAGCAAACTGGACGCCGCCAAATATAGTGCCAGCCTTTTGGATTGCGGATACTTGACCCACAAACGCGGATGCCTCTGCGTCCCTGCCAACGGAGCCATATAAGTCGGATGTTTCGTTTATGAGGGCTTGCGTTTCTGGCGTTACCTGCCCCCTATTGGCGGTAATACTGGCCGTAATGTCCTTTGTGTTCTGCTGGACAGTAGTTAAGACCTGCCCTTCACGACGCCCCACCTCCCCATCAAGAATGCCTATTGCGGCGCTAAGCTCCGTCCCCTCTAGGCCCTCCGCTAAACCCTTGCCTCGCCGAACAAGCTCAAGCTCGGCGCTTAACTCTGACAAGCTCATGTCGGGCATGGTGGTCCTGATGCTGTCTATGATGCTAGTGTTAAGCTCTCTTTCCGCAACGCTTTGAAGCCCATTAAGAGCGGATATGACGCGGCCACGCATAGACTCATCAGCCCCTGTCAGGTCAACCTGATAGGCCTGAACCAAGTTGCCATCCTCATCGGGGACCTCTCCATAGAGCGTAACCTGTGTTGCCCCAGCCCGTATTGCTTTTTCTGCGGTTGCAAAGTTTTCAGCGCCAACAATATTGGGGTCCAGTGCGTTTATGTCACCGATGACGCCATCGTTTATTTCTTTTTGTAGCCGTCCCTTCTTGACGTTTGCGGCGCTTCTTAAACGAGCCTTTACAGTCTTTGCTACAGGCGCAGTTTCAATGCCGGCAGAAATTTCCTGCAACTCCTCTATAGAGGTTGCGCCAGCGATTCGCTGGTCTGTAAAGGACTCAACAACAAGGGAGGGGATGTTTTCCGGCTTCACAGAAACAACCGCACCGCGACTAATTGCCTCTCTTGTCCTTTGCTGAAGGTCGGATGTGAGGGTGGCAAGTTCCGAGGCAGTCGAGTCAACGGAAATGCCATTGATAGTGTTGGTCACGAAGGCGTTGTGCTCATTTGTGTCCTGCTCACGAGCAAAATTAAAGGCATTTTTCTTGGCTTGAGTAAACTGTCCAGTAAGCCCGTTAAGAACATCCCTTTCAATCGTGACTCGCTGGCGGTCACTAAGGCTCAGCTTAGCAATACGCTCCATCGTCGGCTTTGTAATGGCCTCCTCAAAGGCACTAGCCGCTGCGTCAGTCGTTGTATAGTTCCTAGAGTTGTTTAGATTCCAGTCAACAGCTTGGGCAGATGTCTCACGCCTCAACTCATTACTAATTCTTACAGACTCTCTGTCTTGTTCAGCCCTTTGAAGCTGAAACTCAATGTCGGCTTTTTTCTGCTGAAACTGTATTTGGTCAGATGCGAATTGACGGCCAGCACGGCCCACCTGCTCTCCAAGGGCTGCTAATTGCCTTGCTGGGGCTGATAACGCCTCGGCGCTTGCCTTTGGGCCTAGAGGGCCAACAGCCAATTTAACTGTCGGACCCGCGCCTTGACCGTACAATGGAATTTTAGGCATTAGTCAGTTCCTTATGAAACGGTAGTTGGGCTTTGTGCTAGTTGGGCCTCATAGCTTTTCGTTTGAAGGTCAAACATCTTTTGCTGTTGCATTGATGATGCAGTGCCAGAAACAGCACCAAGCAGACTTTGTAGCGCTGCCGTTTTATATGCAGCCGAAGAAGCCGCGCCATTCGCTCTTGCCATAGCTGCTGCCGCCTCTTGATTGGCCGCATCTACAGAGGCAGCGTACTGTATTCTTTGGGCATCACGCTCCACGTTAAAATAAGTGTCGGCAAGCGCCTGTAAGGGACTGCCTGACATTTGCACGCCAGATTTTGCGGTCGCCGCCCTTTGCGCACCTATAAGACGACGGGCATCTGCCCTAACATTTTGCTCTTGGTCGCGACGGGCGCGGGCCAATAGGACAGCTTCATTTTCTTCAATTTGAGCGTTGTATTCAGCAGCTTGCTCCGCAGCCTTTGCTGCGGCACGGTTGCCCTTGAAGCCCATGACCCCAGACAGGACTTGAGCGCCGACCATTACAGCTTGTGCGCTCATGCCACCCTCGCCATTCTGATGTAATCGTCGCCTTGGACGCCGTACTTGCGCATTACACCCTCGTGTTCTAATCCAAGCCACTCAGCGAAACGGATGGCTGGCTCGTCATCTACATGGATGCTGGCTTGCATCCGGCGCAGACTATGTTCTTGCAATATACTATCAACAACGCCTTTTGTATAACGGGCAAACGGAGCCGCACGGCGCTTGGCCTCTGGCGAAACCAGCACCCAAAGCTCACCGACGCCAAACCACATGATGTGTGCGCCGCCTACTGCCAGCACCTCTTCGCCGTCAACCAGCGTATAGGCAACGATGTTGTCGTGGTCACACAAGCCATCCCTGGACTCAGTTGTAAAGTCGTAGTCCAGATGAATGTCGTAAACGTCGCTCTTCTTGAATTGCCTGACTTTAAGCATCGAATGTGTTGGACCTCCGCATCACCGCAAGAATGGTCATAGGCAGTGGCTGCGTCTGCCTCACGAAGACCCTTGCGTCATTGTCATAGCCCGACGGGAACGAAATCTCTTTGTCGCCGTCAAACATAGGCACAGCTTCATCCATAGCCATGCTGCTGTCTCTAAAAGGCAAGCGGTCCAGATTGTCTTCATCTGGGCCAATCTCAGCACCTACCGTGTCGAGGAAGCGAATAGTCGCCCCATGGATGCGCTTAATCTTGCCCTGAGAAACACCGTCGTCAGCCCCACCCTCCATGCGCAAGGTCTGCACTTTAGAATCGTAAGAATAGCCGACATGCACCGTGCTTGCGCTGCGGTCCAGCGTTACCACACCGCCGCTGACAGTCTTGTCCGCGTGGGCAGAGCCGTCAGCCAGAATCTGCACAGTCTCGCCTTCAAGGTGGTTAAGGCCGGTAATCGTGGTCGTGGCCGTGTCGTCATATGTCAGGCCGGAGTCTACATAGAAGGCGTCCGTGATGTCGGTGCCAAAGTAGATGCTCTCCATGAATACAATGTGGCGGACTGTGGAACCGTCAATGGTGCGCTTGACCGAAAGGTACACCTGGTCCTCTGTGCCACTAGGTATAGCCGTTATACTCTCCACAACCCCAGACTCCCCCATTGGGTGAGTATGCCACCCAATAGTCTGGTTTTGTGGGTCATAGGACAGGCCGATAAGCACCCCGTCTGTGCGCACAAACCACAGGATAAGCTCCGGCTCCTGCTGCCAAATCATGTCAGTCAGACCGCCACGGGCAATATGCTCTGCCAGAATTGTAAGGTCACGCCCTACAAGTCCGTCAGTGTCCAGGTCAAATGTGACCTCTTTGACCTTCTCTTGCCCCTTCTGGATAAGGATGGTGCTAGAGCCAGCGCGGATGGGGCGCACGTCAGACGAGCCAAAAGTTGTTTCACGCAGGACATTGACGTTAGTCGGCGTAACAGGCTGTGTGCCGGTGCCGCCAGACAGCGTGAACTCTGCACTCGTTGTCAAAAGCTGCAAGAAGCGGCCCTGAATCATGTGCTTGATGACGTTGACTTGGTCCGAGGCGATGGTGACATTGATAGCATCGTCGTCGTTCAAACCGGGCGTCATGTTCTCGAAGTCAGCAGTCTGAGAGCCAAAAATAGTCTGCGGTTGGCCTGATGTGCCAGCAAAGTACAGACGCTCCTCATAGAACGCTACAGCGCGTGGGAAGCCTTGGTCGCCGTCAAATGCACCGAGTGACCAGCGGGTGTTGGCATTAGCGGAGCCGACAGAACTGTCAGGTAAGCGGCTATTGCCGTATTGGTCCTCGTGCACGTCAGCCGTGACGACAGTGGCGCTGGTGAAGCCGGTAATTCTGACATGGCCATGCTCGTCATGCAGATATTCCCAATCAATAGAGCCGTATGTTTCTGTGCCGGTCAGATGCACAGGGGGCGTGTTGCCGGAGGTCTGTGTACTACCGGTAACCTGCTTATAGACATGGCCGTCGTAACGCACCGTGGCGTTATTGGCGTAGCTGGTGCTTGCCGCCCACTCGTCATGCGCAATCTCAAGGATTTCACGGAAACGAATGTAACGACCTACGTCATCGCTGCTGAACACATCAGCCGACGCTGTAATCGTTATGCCGGTGCCAGTCGCCGCAGACGCATACAGCGTAGTGCTAGTGGTGTTCTCATCCAGCCACGGGCCGTCAATAAAGTCGATGTCAGTCAGTGTGAAACTGGTAGCCGTGGTGCGAGTCAGCTTGGCCGGTTCATGGTCCTTGTGAACTAGGTACAGAACGTCAGCAGACTGAACGTGGTTTAGTTCAAAGACCTGTGCCTCAGTGTAAGTTGTCGTAACCTCAACAATCTTACCAGAAGTGCCACCGCTGCTATACGCGGTAAATCCGGTGCCGTCGATGCCAGATAGTTCAAAGGTATTGGTTGTTTTGTTTGCGACGGTAAATTCACGATTATTCAACTCCACCATGCCAGCAACATCTTTGATGAACACCCGGTCTCCATTAGAGTATCCATGGCCGGTCGCTGTCACCACGACGGGATTGGCTTGTGTTGCTGCGCTGATTGTTTTGGTTGCTTCTGTCAGGATACCCTCATCCTTGAAGAAGCGTATATAATTTGCACCAAATTCAAGGACATAGGCTTGTTCGTCACTGAACTGGAAGTCGATGAGCCGCACCTTGCCGCCGTCTTTTGACGTGCCAGCATACTTGGTGCCGGGCCTACGGGTAATGCCGCCCTGCGGGAAGATAAGCATGTTCTCCAGCTTCTGTGCACCGGAGTTATACTTTTGCAGGTCGATGCGGCCTTCAAGACGCGGCGAAAACTCACCCGCCTGAAAGTTTGTGACAATAGTTGAAACGCGGGCCATATCAGAACCTGATGTTTATGAAGTCGTCAGCAATCAGTTTGTCAGGCACACCTTCCATGGCGTCAATGGACCGGGCCTCACGCAGCCTTATCTCATACAGTTGTTGCATTGCCTGACTGACCGTGGTGCTGCCTGTGATGGCATACGCGGTCTCAGCGGCTAGTTTGTGGGCGATGGTGCTGGAAAGCAGCGAGTCATATGTCTCTGTGTCTGTGATGCGGGCAAGGTATGTAATCTTGCAAGTGCCTTCGTCACTCAGAACCTTGCGGCCTTCAATCTTGAACATGACCTGGCTGTCATAGGCGGCAATCTCGCTGTCCACGTTGCTGTTCCAGAAGGACAGCACCCGCAAGCAGTAGGGGTCTGTCGGCAAGGTAAACTGATTGGCAAAGCCAAAGGCCGGTGCGTCCGAGTCCTTGGCCAGTGTTGCACGGGTAATTGCTGTGTTCCAAGGATGTGAGCGCAACACTGTGTCACGCACGGTCTCAAACCGGCGGTTGCACAGACGCGCTTCTTTAGAGTTTTCTGTAAGTGCAGTAATCGTAGCTGCACCCAACAGGTCCATTGCCTCGTTACAGATGTCCACTACGGATGGCATTACTTCACTAACCTTTCCAAATCAATAAGGACGCCCCTGCTTGTGTTGGAGTCGCCGCCCTTCCAAACCTTGCCTTCGTCTTTGGCTTCTTGCACAAGCTCTTTCAGCCGTGCTGTTGGCAATATTACCACAGTTTCGCCGTCGATGATAAACGCCCAGAACTCAGCCTCTGTCGTGTCGATGCCTGACGCTTTTCCCCTAGAAAAAAACTCCACAAACACCCTGCCGGTTCGTGAAGCCTTGAAGTCTCTTTTTATTTCGATAGTTCGATTTTGTAACAAGTCAGCAAGCCAACTTTCTGCCATCTGACCCACTTTGAGGTCATACCGAAAGTCCCTGTTGAACTCCACCCGTCTATCCCCCGGAGTTGGAGTGAAAGAGGGGCGAGAACATCCCGCCCCCCTTATGTGGTTAGTCTACGACGTACTCAACGATGAACGCCAAGTCACCGGCAGTGCCGCCAGTAGCGTTGAACGTTACAGCAATGTAGTACACGTCGCTTGGGTCAGAGGTTTGACCGGCAAGCTCCCAGACCTGCTGACCAGTGGTGTTCAGGTCCAGCTCTTCGTAACGAAGCTCTGCAATAGCAGCTCCGTCAGCAACGCTGGTGGCAAGAGCATCTTCATCAACAACCACACCGTCATTGGTGTAGAAGCCGACATTGTAGGTGCAAGAGCCGCCCAGGGCGTCGGTGCCGATGCGGACCGAAACCAAAGTTGCGTGGGTCGGGACAGGAGCCAGCATGACAATGTCATTGTCGGTGCTGTCACCAGCGGCAAGTGCCACGTTGCCCTGAGCAATACGGACGCGACCGCCAAGCTCAGATGCGCTGTTAGCAACCTGCGGGAGTGCCTCAAGATTGGCAATGAGGTCAGAGTTTTTCGTTGTCATCTCTCAATCTCCCTTACGCTGCGCCGTCAAGGTCATCTTCGTCACACTTGATGCGAACAACCATGTTCTCCTGCATCCGTGTAGCGCCGATGTCCATGCAGTAGTAGACCTGGGTTGCGTAACCCTTGTCTGCACGCTCATCAATACGAGCCGACACGTCTTTGCCGATACCCAGCGCCAGACCTTCTTCTGCCCAAGCAAAGCAGGTACGGACGTTGTTGGTATCAACCGACAGACGGTTCGACATGATGAAGTTGAAGCCCATGAACTGATTAATTTCACCCTGGACGAGAGCCTTCACAGTGTTGAAGTCAGCCGAGGTGACGCTGGTGTCAGCAAGCAGTGCATGGATTTGGCTTGGACCCATTACGATGTAGCGAGGAATCGAAGGGTCAACGTCAGCCTGGTCCAGCAGCTTCTTGGCTTCGCGCAGCTTGGTCAGGTTCATGTTGGTGTCAGCACCACCGACAGAAACTGCAACATCCTGGTTGGTGTCGAAAGCGGTCGAGGTCGAGCCGGTTTCGCCAGTGTTGGCAGCAGCGTCAAATGCAGTGATGATGACATCGTCCATGGCACGACCCATAGCAGCGGCTGCTGCCTGAGCGTAGGACGAGGTTGGGTCGATGAGCATACGAACCTTGTCTTGGTCGTCAATAAGGTCAGCGTACTCATACGATGCGAGGCTCAGACGACGACGCGCATGAGGCGTATCCATCTGAGGGGTGTCGGCGTGGCGAGTGCTACGCAGTTGCGCAGTAGCTACACCGACCTGGTCGATGAAGGCATTCTTTCCAACAACATTCTCGATGCGCACGGTGTCACGCAGACGGGAACCCATCTGCTGTGCGAGCAGCTGCACATTCGCAGAATACTGTTGTACAAGTGCCGTAGTGACTTGAGTAGACATCCTGTCTCTCCTTCTACGTCATGGTTGCACTAGATTCCGGTGTGCTACCCTCTCGGACACTCCTAGCTTTTCGGACCTGCTTGCGGCCACCGTCTTTCCGGTTGTCGGCAGGACGAGTTGCCTCGCTACCCTGCATGACCCACTCGTAGTATTTGTCTGCGAGTCGGTCTGGTTCTACAACGTCACGCGCGGTTCCGAACTCAATCGCGTAACGTAAACACTCAAGGCGCACTTGGACCAAATCATCCTGTTCCATGCAGAACGCCCATCAATTCTTGTACACGCTCAATGGCCTGTTGACGGCCGATGATGTTCTTACGGTCCCAATACGCATGTGACTTGTCATTCATAATCGCATCAATCTCTTGCTGCGCTGACTGACGGGTCATCATGCTGCTAGAAGGTGCATCAGAAACCGTGTCTTCACTGGTCACACTTTGCCTGAACTCAGCCATTTTTGCAAATGCCTTAATGAAATCAGGGTGGTTGCCCACTTTTGTGCCATCAGCCAAACGCATCTCTAGCAGCTCGTTGCCGCCAAACTGCTTGTCCACCTTGCCAGCGTCTTCAATGCGGGCATCAAAGTCGTCGCCCCAAGCCTTGCGCAGCTCCATCTCAGTCTGATTGCGCTGCTGTGTTTCAGCTTCGATTGACACCTCAGATGCGCTGTTGGTCATGCCCTTGTAATATTCAAGGATGCCACTGGCCTGGT